TCTTCTACGATAGAATCACGCAACGAATTCTTAAAACAAGGTACCACGGCTTCAACTACTGCGCCCGATGGAATAGGCAAATTGATCGAAACAGGTCCTTGCCCATTAGCAAAATTACCTAGCCCATTATTGGTACCGTCACCAAATATTTGGCTTATGGCAGCGTGTTTTTCTAAACTATCACCAGGTTTCAAGTTAGTACCCGGAACTAAATTAAAATTACTATTAAATCTGTAGCCTAGATCTGGCGTAAAGCGTACTAATGCACCGGTGTTAAGATACCTATTAGTACCTTGTTGACCTAGTCCTATTGATACCGGAGCACCATTGTAACTAAAGTATCCTGTAGCAACACCATTACCTATTGAACTCTGCTGCCATTTTAATGATGTTGTAACACGACCAGTACCAAAACCTTGTATAACAATAGAGCCGCCCATGGTGTTAGCGGGCCAATCATTAGGTACATCGTAGAAACCACAGACTCCAGCAGGGCCGCGATCGAATTCTTTGTATGGTGTAAGTTGCCTGCCTGCAGCCGATAGATCAGCTGCTGCAAAAAAGATGTTAGCGAATTCAGTAGTATTAGGATCTATGTTATTGTTAAATGCATCATTGATCCAATAATTCAAACCTGCCACATCTGGGTTACGATATAAACCATAACGTATTTCGCCGGAACTTAAGGTGTATTGGTTATTAGACTGATAATAAGGAATAATTTTTAATGCTTGAGTCCTATACGCAAGATCTGAACGTGCACCACGATACTTGGTTACAAAAGCATTAAGATCAAAGCAGGGTCCACCGTAATTACGAGACACATAGTAATAAGTTCCTGGTGTTACACCTGTGGTGTCCCAGGTTATGATTCTGCCGGCAGCACCATTGTTAGTAACTGTACCTAGTGTAACGTTGCCTAAAGTACCACCAATTGCACTAGATTTAATATGAAATGGCTGTGTTGACTTTACATCAAATACTAATAAGTCGCCAGCTTTGGCTTTGATGGTAGGATTCGGGTTGCTGATATTTCCACCAAATACAAATGCCGATGTGTTATATGCGCCTACTGAATAAGACCTAGTGGTTGTGCTAGATGAGACAGATTGAAATACTGTACCAGCTGCATTTGATGTAGCACCATAAAGAGAAAAATCAGATGTTCCAGTAGAAATAATTTGATAATATTCGCCTTGTACTAGTTCGTCCTCGGCAATTTCAAAAACTTCAGGAATTTCAGGATTAACTGTTTCGTAGTAAAGATGCATGACATCCTTGCTACCGATGATGTCTGGTATTAGTTTTGATCTTACAAACTTACGAATATCAACTTCATTCTTAAAACTAAAATTGAGAGTCTCTATATCAGCTTGACTATAGAGAACTCCATCTTCACCAAAAATGTTTGTGCTTGAATACTTGCCTGTGGTATCTAAAATGTCGAGATATCTACTAAGACCTGAACTAATACGATTAACTGATTTAACTTTGCGTATGTCGCTGAATGTTGTATAGGGCAAAATATTATAATCTTCACCAGTGATCATGCGATTTTGAGTATAATATTGTTGCGGAGCACGTTGTTTGATTTCTTCTGCTGTTTCGCGACTGCTGGCGTTGGCCACTGTGTATCTTAGACTTACACGAAACGTAATAGTTTCTACTCTGTTGTTACGACTAACATAGTCAAAACTAATAGGTACGCCACGTATTTCGTCGGGTGTGATTTTATAATTTAATCCATTGCTGGTACGATAGAATAATCTGAAATTGCCTTGAGGAATATTAGCAAAGCTACCATCACCGAACACTAGGCTAATTTGGTCATTGGCTCTAGTAGTAACTTGATATAAGTCACGTTCGCTGCTGGTATTGTAAATTACGTTAAGACCTGTAGTGGTAGGGACTTGTTGCCATTCTGAGTCAGTTAGATTCTGTTGATCAAGACGCCATAACCATACATCATTGTTATTAATGTCGTTTACATCAATCTCTACTATCTTATTTGGTGTGCGTGATTCTATACTAAAATCAAAATTGTTTAATTCACCTTGTTTGAAAAATAAGAAAAATCCAGTTGAGTTACTACCATTGCCATTACCGTCGGTACGATATAATAAATTAAATGGTTGATTAATGTCTGGTGTGCGTTCATACACATACCCGCGCCCTGAACTTGTAGCACTTACTGCTTCAAAAACTGTACTAACACCGTTTACGCTGGCCTCAAATTTGAATACAGGTAATACGTTGTTAATTAAGTTAATGCCATATTCTTCTGTGCGGATGTTGTTTATGGTTTGACTGTTTGATGGGCGACCAAAGTTTTGATGCTGCTGTAGGCTGGCATTAATAACTGATACGAATTGTTCAAACCAATTAGAATTAGAATTATCATTCCAGATGATGATTCTATTACTTAGATCAAATCCATCACTATCATAAACTGTTTCTGTAGTACTAACACTGTCAATTTTTAGAAAACCAGTAGCAGCAAGATTGCGTTTTGGGTTGTAACTGATTAAACGTGCTAGTTTGAGTATGCTGTCTCTGCGTTCAGCAGTGTCAATGAAATTTTCCCTAGCGTTTAGATCTGTTCTGAATGCTAGACTTTGTCCTAAAAAAGCTATTAGATCTATAAGAGCTATAAATTCTGAGCTCTCAGTGAAATCGTTAAATTCTTCGGCATAATTGACTTTGATATAATCAATCATGGTCTTACGCAAAGACTCGAAGTCATAGCTAGTGAAGTCGGCATCCCTGAAAGTTTGATAGACGCGAGTCCAGTTTTCAGCTGCTAAGGATCCGGTTTGACGACTGGTTATTGGCATAGGTTACGGTATAATAAGGTATTTATCGCAATAAAATCATAGCATTTTAAGCTGGAGCAGCACGCTCAAAATTAACCCTCATAACTTCAGCTTGGTTTGTGGGCACAAACACTATGGTCAATTCTATAGTGATTCCAAGGTCTTGTTCATGAACATCTATAGTTTCAACATTCAATCTAGGATCATAACTGACAATACGTTTAATATCTTCTGCTATGGCATCTTTAACTGCCATATTGTAGGGTTCAAACAATAAATCCCATATGATAGTACCAAAGTTAGGATTCATGAGCTTTTCACCTTTTCTAATATTAAAATAATTAAAAAGGTCTTGGCGAGCTAGCTCAAAGTCGGTTAGCTTGAACCCACGTACTCGGTTATAGGTACTATGTCCGCGATAGATTGCCATAATATATTATTTATGGACCGCCACCTAGGCGTTTTACAGCCGATGCCCCTAAACTAAACAGCTTCTCAGCTGATTGCCCATAGCTGTTAACCAGTGCTGTACCTGTACTGCGCCACTCTTTGACCTTCTCTATGCTGTTGGTATGTAGAACATTTAACATACCGCCTACAGCACTGTCAGAATCAGTAGCTTTAATAGTGCCCGAGAACAATGCTCTCTTGTAGTTTGATTGAAGGTTTTCAATCATGATCGCCTCTTGGGCTGCTTTGTTAGTGAGTAAATCTTCTGCCGACTTTACTCCTAATCTACCAGTCCAAGAAGCTATATCGGACAATGCTCGATTAGGCTCGCTAGCATACTGTTCTATAGATGCACGACTAATCATAGCAGCCTCAGTAAGATGGGTACTGGCTAGTCCGTAGGCACCAAGCGCACCATCTGATAATACGCTGGTAGCACTGCCAGTTATTTTAGCTGTTTGAACCATTAAGGCCTTTACTTGTAAGGGATCAAGTGGGCCCACAGATTCAGTCACGCTAGGAGCTTCGGATGATAGCATGTCATCTCGTGTGGCAGCTTCGTCGGCATCAACAGGCTCATATGCTGCCTGTTGTATACCAGGATCCTCGTCACTGACTACTACAGTTTCACCATTTTGATCCACAGACACTGTTTCATCTAACTGAATATTTTCTTCACCTGTGGGTGTATAAGAATCTTCTACCACTGAATCTGGTGATGATTCTGATTCAATTTCATATCCATCATTACTACTATCTTGTACTGCATTACTAGCTGCACTGGCGACCCCGGCCTTACGATTCCATGGCTCATGCGCCGGTACAATTGAAGAAACACTTTTAATTTTGCCGTCATCGACTTGCCACTGCCCATTGCCGTCACGTCGAGTATCTGCTGAACTCTTAATAGGTATATCCCTGGGTTTAGTAACCGCGGGACCTGCACCTGAATTTAATCCTATGGTGCTACCAGTCATCATTAGGCTTTGTTTTGCTGTGAAACTACCACCGCCTGTGGTATATAAATCTAGTCTACCATCACTGCCTAGTTTAAGTGACCCACCGTACAGAGTCATTGCTTTATTACCACGTGCAGTAATTGATGCACCTTGTATGTTTATGGCACCTTTAACATTCAAATTGAAACTGCCACCTACATTCAAGTTCATGTTACTATCAGCATGTACGTTAAATTCTGCTTTAGTTCTTAAATTTATACTGTTACTAGAATAGATATTAAGGTGACCAGCTGCATTCATTTCAATATAAGTAGAGCCCGAGCTATTAATAATGTAAATGATTTTTTCAGTATCATCCATCAAAATTTGATGCCCGCCTGCTGAACGCCAACGTGTTAAATTATTTTGTCCTTTCTGGTCGCCATCATCCATGACAAAAGTATGGCCGCCTAACCTGGTTTTAACTTTTCGTTGTTGCACTGGTGCATTA